TTGTGATGAGCCAAGACGGCATTTCATACCCTTCGTACTGGGATGGTGCTGATAAGGCAGGTGTTCAACTTTCCACGATTCCAGTTGGATACTGGATGGCATACTCTGGAAACAGAATGTGGATTGCTGAAAAGAATATCGTACTTGCATCCGATTTAGGTGACCCAACTTCATTCCAAGAACGTACCACAGGCACTTCCCGTGGTGACTTTAGCTTTTCACGTCCTATCACTGGCATGACTAGTTATGTCGGTCAGGATACGTCAACTCGTCTGATCGTATTTACTGATCGTTCTACCTTCCAGCTTAAATCAGGCATCCTTGATCGAGATCAATGGGTAACAACTGAAAACTTCCAATCTACCTTGTATCCAACTGTTGGTTGCATTGCAGGAAAATCAATTGCTTTTCAGGCAGGTCAAATGTGGTGGTATAGCCAAGGTGGTCTGATGACAGGTGATAGTGCAGCGACAGTGTATCTGTCCTCGCAGGTGCTGTATAAAGATGTTGAGATGGCAAGGGCTAAAAGATTGATGGCATCAGACCCAACCAAGATTTGTGCCACGGGTTTCGAGAACTACTTGCTCTATTCTATCCCTTACTTGCAGACATTAAATTCAGACACAATGGTAATGGACTATGCTGCCGCTTCCGAATGGGGCAGTGGGGAAAGCAGGTTCCCAGCATGGGCTGGAGTTTGGACAGGAACTCGTCCAGTTGAATGGACTACAGGTGTTGTTGACGGGCAGTCTCGATGCTTCCATTTTTCTGTGGATTACGCAGCAACAAACGATGGATCATTCAACCATCTCTGGGAATCGTTCCAGCCAGAACGAGTGGATTCTTACCTTCAGATCAATCCAGACAAAACCACAACCACACTCTACAATCGCATTTACTCGCAGTTTGAAACTCCATTGCTTGGTGACGAGATGGATCTCAAGAAGTTTGTCTACGCTGAAATCGAGTCTACGCAGATTGGTGGCACAGTTGACCTAAAAGTGTCCTACAGGGGCAGCAAGGGATCGTACAACTCAATCCTAGAGAAACGCATCTTGGCAGTCACTGCTGACTACCAGTGGGAAAATACACCATACGAAGCGGAGATTAAGAATCTAGGTTTCCTTAACTCGCAATATCGAAGGTTGACAACTGAATCCGCTCAACGCAATTCGCTTGTTTCAACGTGCGAGTCATACTTGACTGATGATGTTGATAAGGCATTCTCGTTACTAATCGAGTGGTGCGGTGAATTTGGAGTGGAAATTGTTCGACTCTTCATGGATCCTTGGCAGGAGAAATCAACTGGTGTACCGCAGGGTGATGAGACGCAATCGTGTGTTGTTGCACAAACTGGTGAAACATTGTCGATTGATTTACTTCCGAATCCATACGAGCAACAATCCGCAAATGACAACTCATATAGCGCGAAGGTTTGGAAGACAGTGACGCTGATCTGTAACGCTGATCCTACAAAATCAATTTCGGCTACGGCATCGGCAACATTTTTGTCCTACATCAGTTTTGAACACGCTCAAGAGGAAGCAGGAGTGCTTGCAATGCAATCCGCAACCTCCGCTGCTCAACAATTTAAAGCGCAGAACCCTTGTTAATATGCCAAGCATCACCACAGCAACCAAAGAGGTCACTAGCTTCCCAAACAAGTTCATATCCCCATTCGGTGATGATCCAGTTGTTCCCATTTACTCGTCAATCCCATTTACAACGGGACAAAATAATTGCTTGCCATGTGCAGTGTGCGGTAGTAACTCTACTCGCAACAATATTCTGAAGGCACAAGCTGACAGATTTGCTAACTATACACAAACCATAGCCAATCCAGATGACATTCTGGTTGGATTTAATTAATACATATGAGGCCACAAATTGAATATAAACTTGTTCAAAAAGGAACTAATGAATTCTTGGAACTCGTTGATTTTGCTGAAGAATTCGATCATAAAATTATAGAGCATCCTAATATTAATGTTTATGCACATTATCGTAATGGTGTGCTATTTGGATATTCTGATCATGTTTTTATGCCAACTGTGTATCCAGCATTTCACCCTAAGTACACAAGACCACAAGATGTTATACAGGTGATGAGCGATTGGAAAGCGCATTCGCAACTCTCAAACTCACCGGGGTACATTGGTGTACCTTTAATCGATGAACGACCTAACTTTACAAACGAAATAATCCAAAAATTAGGGTTGACTCCTCTCAAAAGAGAAGTTTACTCTTTAACTTAATTAAACTTATGGGTGGCCAAACATACAAACCAGCAATTCAACAGCCTCGTCCTGATCTTAACATGATGATGGCATCTGATGCAAACAAGGGTATGTATGGTGGTCTTGCGTCTCAAGCTAGATTTCTTGAATTAACATCCCAATTAAAGCCAATTGAGCAAACATTTGATCCATCTGCGGTATCTAAACAATCTTTTGAATTAGGTATCGAAAATGCCAATCGCGCACGTCAATTTGAAGAGTCGGTGGATCCAGCAACTGCAAGGATGCGAGCAGGAATGGGTGAGACTGTTGAGAAGCTAACCTCACCTGAGAGTTGGCAAGATAAGCTGGGGCAGTGGGCAAAGACAAAAGGATTGGCACAAATGATGGGTACTGGAATCGACATGGGATCCACCATCGGCAAGTCTGCAATGTTTGATCAATCCACGGCACAAGGCAGGCAGATTGCTTTGGAAGACTTGGCTCTGCGTCAAAAGTATCTTGATGCAACACAAATGCAGGGAGGAATTGACCCCGGATCATTGGTTGCGGCTCAACAAGCAGCAAAAGGACAGAATCTACAAGGGTTACAAGATTGGCAGCGTGGACTTCTATCTGGAGCGCAAGGTCTTGGACAAACAGCACAGGACGCAATTAACCGCTCGATGGGTAACATCCAGTCTGCTCACACTGCGAATGTTGCGGATACTCAGAACTATAATAACATGAGGAATCAAGTCATGGCCCAAAACGCTCAAAGCAAAAATGCAGCAATGGGATCATGGATTGGAGCAGGTGGTGCAGTTGCTGGTGCGGCTACTGCTGCAATTATTATTTGATGAAAAACCTAATACATAAAACAATCGATAAAGCAGTTAATTGGAACAAACAATGGCCGAATTCGGTCATCTTTTGGTCTGGTGGAAAGGATTCAACTGTCCTTCTGCACTTTCTAAAATTCAAATGTGGAATTGATCTTCCCGTTGTTCAGTTTAGACAACCTAAATTCCGCGAAAGATATGCATATTCAGACAAGCTAATTAAAGATTGGCAATTATCTGTATATGAATACCCAGCATTAAAATATGGTCTTTCTGATGGGCCTGATGTAGAAACTGGTGAGGTTAGATTTGATTTACTTCATTATTTCCCTTGGGGTAATAATAACATAGTTCTATCTTTGGGAACTGAACGTCCTAAAGCAAACGAGCCATTTATGTGCGGTGTTGATGACTTTCTAATGCGTCCAACTGGAACATTTAATTTTCCGTGGAATGCAGTGTGGATCGGAACTAAATATACTGACACAGACTTGATTAAGGGCCATGTTCCATTGGCACAAGATATTCGTCACGTCGATGGAAGTCCAGTGTCACTCTACTTGCTAAAAGATTGGACTGATGAGGATGTTTACGAGTATCTAGAGACAAACAACGTAAAACCAGATCCAACACGATATGTAAAGGGAAAGCATGGATGGATGAACAATCCAGACAAGTCACTCAATGCTGACTTCTATCCCACTTGCCTTAATTGCGTTGATCGGCATTTAGGCCCACACGTCGATTGTCCAAAGCTAAAAGCAAAGATCACGAATATTTCGCACCTTGCACCTTACGATGATATCGTAATACCAGACTTAGGATTTAAACCAGTGAATTGGAACAACAAAGAAGAATAATATTATGGGTGGATCACAATCAGCAAACGCAACAGGGGCAGCATCAACACCAGTGCCAAATAGTCAATTCGGTGGACTTCTTGGTAGCGCATCAAATGCAATTGGTCGATCTGGTGATACAATGCAAAATCTATTTTCTGGCAAGTTAGGAACTGGAGCGCAACCTCGTCCAGACTACAATCCACAAAAGCAACAACAGAACCAAATGGGGGATGCTATAAAAGACGCTTTTGGAAAGGTTGGTCAAGCGGCAGCATCACCATATGATCGCGCTGCTAAATCGCAGTCTGATTCAGCTTCAGCGTGGTCTGCCATGCAACGTGGAAGTGGTGACGGAAGTGGCAGTCTTGGTTTTTCATCGATGGGTGGATACGATGTTCCAGAGGCTGGTGATGAAAAAGTATCGCAAGGATGGGCAGATGCATTTAAGTCCGTTGGAACTGCTGCAATTGGTGCTTATGGCAACAAGTTTGGGAATCAAGCAACATCCCCCGGAGGTCAATTTAATCCCAATGCTCAAGTACGCAGACCGCTTTAACATTAATGGACGATGAATACGACTGCGAAAAGTGCGGTGCTTGTTGTTGTTTCAAATGGTCATGGCCTGTCTTACGACGAGATCGATCTGATGCGACTGGTATCCCGAAAGAGATGCAAAGGGAAGACTACCCGCTAATGAAAACCACCGATTCTCGATGCGTTGCATTGGATGGAAAAGTTGGTGAGAAGGTGTGCTGCATGATCTATGCAGACAGACCGAATTCTTGCAGACAATTCCAACCGGGGTCTGATCTTTGCAAAGAAGCGAGAAAGAAATTGACAATTTGAAGTATTAAATGTATTTCACTAACAACAACCAAACAATTAACATTAAAATTAAGGAGTAATATTATGGGAGGAGGAAAAATGCCCACACCACCACCAGCACCAGACAACACACCTGTGTTGCTTGAGCAAATGCGTCAAAATAGAGAAGAGTCATCCCGCGCTAGACGCGAAACGGATCTTTCTCAACGCAACGCTATGATTGAGGCCCAAAACCAGCAAGCGTCAATGCTTGCGCGTGAGGGGTCACAACGCGCACAGCAGTCCATTGGTGGCATGAATGCACTAAAGGCAGCAGAGGATGCCGCTGCGCGTCAACGTAGCTTGCTTGCGGCACAAGGTGCAGGGGCAGCCGCGACAGGAACTGGATATGACATCAATGCTGCCCGTGCTGGTGCGCTTTCAAATCTCGGAGCGGCATCTGGTGTTTTACCATCCACTGGTGCTAACGTACCAAACCCAACTATGGTTAATCCTGCAATGACAACGGCAATGGCTAACCAAGGAGCAGGTGGTGGCACTTCGCGTGTAAACCAATTCGCAGTTCCTTCCGCATCTGGACTAACATTTGGTGGGGTATAACCTATGGCACTACCCACTGGTGGCTATTCGTACACTCCACAGACCACAAATCTTGGAGCAAGTCCTCTTTCTGCGTTGAAACCTCTCGACGTTGGAGTAAGCGTATCGTTTACTCCAATGCCCAAGTACGAGGTTCCATCCGCGCAGGAGGAGTTAGTCAGCATGGGTGCTGCAAAGGGATTCCAATCACTGGTTGAACCTGTTTTTGCTGCGATTAAAGCAAAGGATGACGAGGCTAAAGAAGCAGATAAGGATGCACTTAAATTTGATAGAGACAAGGCACTTGCTAAAATCAGAGCAGAAAAGACTCCAGAAGAACTTCTGTATGAAAAAGCAAGATTAGCTGATTTGTTATCAAGAACAGATGAGCGTGGGGGTGGGAAGGTTCCAGTTAGATCAAGGCCGAGAGGAGCATTTAAAAAATCTTCAAGTGAAGAAGAATTACCCCAGAACCCTACACCTGATTTTGAAACACCACTATTTGGAAGCACGTCAACTGAAGATGAATTACCTGCACCAGATTTGAGCAGGTTTAATAGAGGTGGTGTTTTGGCTGATATTTCATTTCAACAACCATCAGCAATTGCAACCCCCCCATTTGAACTAGTTCTTTCACAAGAGCAAATTTCAGCAATCACAAATCCACATCTTAAATATATGCAAGCTGCAACTGGAGGTGTTATGGTTCCTCCAGCACCTATGCCTGAACCAGAGGTTCGCACTGCAATCCCTGTTACCCCAACTCCAACAGTTCTACCTGCAACCGCTGTTACAACTCAACCATCTTCATTTAAATCAAACCCTGCTATGCTGGCAAAACTTGAAGAAAACAGGGTTAAAATGATTCAAGAAGCAACTGTTGCGGCCGAGGCATCTCAACCATTTCAGGAAGAACCACAAGCTAAAGTAAGTGTTGCCGAAGAGATTGGAAATTTAACAGAAAAACCATACGAAAGCCCAGAGGACGCATGGATTGCTGCTACTAGAATGCAAGAGTTATTGCCGAACTATAATCCTCCAAAAATAACACGCGAAACTGACAAGGAGTTAGGCACGACAGTCTTTTATGTGGAACTACCAGAAATAAATGACAAGTATGTTGCACCGGGTTCTACTCCAAAGCTAAATGCAGATCAGGCTAAGTTAGTTTTATCAATGCAAAAGGATTTAGAAACAAATCCAACATATTCAAAAGCATTAATATTTCGAGATTCAAAAAACACAATATTTACTGCATTAAAAGAAGAAAATGGATTCTCTGACATTGCTGCAATTAATGCATTTCAGCGGTTAATTGATCCCGGTGTTGCTGTGAGGGAAGGTGACGTTGCGCTTATTAAATCTGCCATTGCTTTTTTAAATAAATATAGTCCTGAAACCATTAAAGATAGTTTCACAAAAGGAGCGCAACTTCCAAAAGCAGATCGAGAAAATATGCGTAAGTTAACAACTGGATTAACAAGAATTGCTTTAGAAAATGCAAACAAAGAATCAATTCCAAGGATTAGAAAAGTTGCATCTGACTCTGGATTAGATCCAGACTATATCATTAAGCCATTTGATATTCCTTTAGATAAAGATCAACTTACAAAAGAGATTGATGTTCTTGAAGCAAGGATGCGAGGGATTCCGAGATCTCAATCAAATGATCCCGCTGCAATAGAGATGATTAACAAACGCAATTCTTTAAAAGCGCAATTACAACAGGCTCAATAAAAATGGCAAATGAACCCAGTATTCTTGATGTTGCAGATGAAGAGTTTGCACAAATAAATAAGCCTGAACAGAAGCAAGAACAAGGATCAATTCTTGATATTG